AACTCATCAGTCCACGTATCGTTAACAACGTTTACCGATTCCGCCCTAACGCGTAGGGTTATAGAATTGATGCTAATAGCATCTACTGGTAAATCCGTAAAACCAAAGTCGGTGATTGATGTTCGATCATCAATACCGCGACGCCCGGAAACACCGTCGGCGTTATCAATGCCCTCATCAATAGCGTTTAACGTACCGACATATGCTACATTGTTAACGACAGCATTTGGTAATAGTGTAACTACGGGCATTTAATCAGTACTCAGGACTGATGGGTTGTCCATTAGATGAGTATTCTTACCGCAAACAGTACAAATATCTTTAGGACCGGGCCAATCTTTGCAATTAATACCGTGTTTCGATAATTTCTCCCCTATAGGCTTATACCGCGGATCAGACAATACAGCATTCCATGACCCCAATTCTCTACGTAACCCACAAGACCAGCGAAACCCAGGTTCCGAGTTTTCCTCAAGAAACTCGCATACTTTGCCATCAATATAGCAACAGTGAGAATTTGAATTTCTTCCTAGACAACGCATATTAAAACCCGGCCCTATTTCTAGGGCCGGACCTCAATGATCGCCAGTGACGCATCACCCAATCTTAGGTTTCGCCACCAGACAGCTCGTAGTAGCCGCTTGCATTTACCTGGACGGTTAATGTGTTCGTGTCCGTCGTGGTAACGTCTGCCGGGGTGTTGTCCAGCAATCCGTAAAATGCCAGTGGGTCTGCCGGTGAAGTCGGCGTGTCGTCGAAAATCCACCAGTAACGTGCGACGATCGAACCACCAGACGCGGTGAATACCGCGTCGTTGGAGTCGAAACGCCAGGTACCGGCAACCGGCTCGGTCAGTGCAACACCGGCCAAGGTCTGACGAGCGTAACCGTTGCCGGTAACCTCGTTGGTGATGTCGGTCAACGTCTCATGTGCCGAACGATCGGGCACATAAGTCGAAGTCGAAAGACCCATGATGAATGTGTCACCATCAACGTCGATGGTGCCGTTTTGAATATCTCGCTTGTACGAGTCGTATACGATCAAAGTTCCAGTAGTTGTTGCCATTTAAAATTTCCTCAGTTGAGTTGCATCACTATCGATCATAGTCGCACCGTTCCATTGGTGCGCCCAAGCCCACGTTTCCGCGGCCTTGTCCTTCATCACCGAAAATGGAGCCGACAAAATCAGCTGCTCATCCTTCGGCATTTTATCAATCGCTTCCCTGTCTTTTGGCGTTAGCAGGATCGCAATGGCCTGCTTAGTGGAGTCAAACTCAAACGTCTGATCATTATGTTTTATTTTAACTAACATTTACTGCTCCGAGAATTGAAGTGATAGATGCAGAGTCTCAACCTGTCCTGATACATTCGTCACTTCTACCCACACATACGATCTTGCTGGTATGTCTGGATTGTCGAATATGGTTATAGACTCGCCGTTTACGCTACTGGAAATATGACCACCAGTAATAAGCTCGGTCCCTATAGCATTTCGATCTGTATCATGCCGTATGGTCCAAGTAATTGATCCACTACCCCTTATAACTGCATTCAGTTCTCGGACATCAATGGCCGGGATAGTGAAGTAAAATGTAAGATCGTCGCCAACCAACGGGCTTTCGATCGTGATGGACTTAGATTTCCTTGCTACGGTACGTTCCGCATCCTGGAACATCATCGTTAGCTTGTCCAACGCATCCTCGTGGGACTCGGAATCAAAGGGGTCGTACCGGGTATAGTCCAAAAGCTGGGTGCGCGGTACAGTTCTATTGATTGTTATCCGTTGCCCCGAAGGTGGCGCAACATTATAGCCAATAATACCACCAGGATTGCTATCTTGATCACCATTAAGGGTTATCACATCCAAGTTGTCGGTAAAGCTAAGATCAAGCCAGCCAAGATCGTCAGCCCTGAACGTGAATACGAATGCTACCGTAATTCCGTCGCCGGAGAAGATTTGTTCAGATGTAGTATCTTGTACGGTCATGGCTTAAAGAACTCCACACCTTCACGGCGTTCACGAATTTCATACTGTGGCAAATCTTCCGGTACGGATGCATTGTCACGCCTGACAGACTTTAAGAGTTCGATATACTGCCTCTTATCGAATCTATGTTGGATGGTTACAAATTTACCGTCACCCCGGTCATAGGTAGTATTCTCACCAGAATGGTCGATTAAGAATTGAAGCATCTTGACCCGGCCCATCTTACTGCCGATAGCGATAGCCATACGCAGAGCCGTTTCGCCATCCGAACCGGGACCAATATTGTCATTCTCTACAAACTTCTTCCAACCACTCTCGCTGATTAGAGCCTCAACCGCTTCTCTTCGGGATTCACCGACGAATTGGACGTACTTATCATAGACATAGCCATCACCTTGGTCCATGGCCATCAAGTCGATAAAATTACCAGTACCCGGCATATCCAGTTTCGTCGGTGGAGTGCTTATGGGCACATTGGCATAGGCAAGAGCCATACTAGCCGAATCTTGCCTCGTGGGTTCCTTCACATTAAATGGTAATACCGCTCGTACAAAGGCATTGCCATAGTAATTTTTGGCCTTTCCGCCCCAATCCCTATCGGGTGGCAAGTCCTGGGATAACTTAGGATAGGCGTTTTGCATTTGTTTCACGACCTGAGTCATTAGATCAGGACTCTTCATTGTCCGATCCACTGGGTCTGTGATACGCCTAATGTCTCGAGCCAGATTAGGTATAAACAGCGAGTTAAGGGTACTAGCACCCAATGACCGCCAACGGGCTTCGTCTTTCGAGTCAATGGCAACGATAAAGTCGCTAACCGTTGACAGGTAATTTTCATCTTTCAGCTGGTCGGCTGCGGCCATCAAAGCCGCGCCCATCCAGGCCAACCCTTCTTTCTCATCGATGTTAAGAATGGTTAGCTGCTCGATTATGGTGGCCATTAGGGTCAACGACTGACCAGCCGGTGCTGCTCTTGACAAATCTACGTATTTGTCAAACATTTTGACCGAGTTACGTTGCCATCCATTGGCTTCCCACGCTTTTCGTTCTTCCCAGTTGGTGGGGCCAGCTCCGGTTATACTGCCATCCTGCACCATATCGGCTACGACAGTCCAAAGTCCAGCGGCTACGGTAAGCTTAGCCATGGCATCTTGCCGCACCCTGTGATCAGAGCTTAGGATGTTATTCAGGAAGGACTTGTGCGCCATCACTGAATCTAAACCGGTCATTTGCAGCGAGAATCCCAGTAGATTAGCCGGGGTCCGTACGAATGGCAAGATGAAATTAACCGCCAAACTGCTTGACTGGGCTGATTGAGCACCACGAGCCACAGCAGAAAGGATGCCCTCATAGATATTGGGATCGTTGGTGTAGGTCATTTTAGCGGCGTATTCTTTCGCTTCCCTTTCCATGGAAGCATCCGCGTTATCTACCCACCACTTGAACTGAGTTTCGTAGTCCATACCGTTATGGACTTGTTCTGACCTAGCCTTCTGATCTGCTAGGTAGTATAGCCTAGCGCTGTAATACTGATTCTTGAACAGGGCATCGCCAGCTTCAAGCATCCGGACCGGGGTAGTACCTAATTTACCGAACGCAGTCTCCGGTACGTTAATTACATCGTACCGTAGTCCAAGTTCATTCCATACTTTACCCTCACCAATATCCCGCCCCATAGCAATTTCTTTTGCCAAGGCTAAGCTATCGCGGAATGCGGCCCTGTGACCTTTCCATTCCGACGAGAACGTGGTCCAACGATATCTTTCAGCCGGGTCCGGTGCCGCTGAACCCATTAGATGGTGCTTGGCTAAATCCTTGGCATACGCTAGATTATTAATAGCACCGCGTGTAGGACTTACGGCCAAATGCTCGTAAAGACCAGACGCCGAGTTGCCCAGGAAGTTGAAGAAGTGGGTACGCCAGCTTGACAGCATCATGTTATAGCGTACTGCCAGAATTGCCTGGCCCATCTTCTCGCCCCAGATTTTAACACTCATTTGATGAATGTTGCCAGCTGGTTTGCCGGGTCCCTTAGTACCCTGTGCCCCATAATCTGCCATCAATTTGATAGCACGTTCAGTGTTACGCCTGCCACCCTGTGTTTGTAGGGTATCCAGGATTGATTGCGACCAATCGTAGGTATCGGCCCCCTTAGGACGTTCCTTTAACACGCGCAGCATTCTTGCCGCGTTACCACGTACACCGTAGAATAAATCACGTATCGATACAAATTGAACGTGGGCAGCGTTAAAATAGGCCAACGAGGCATCATCAAGATGTCCACCGTTGGCCATGAGGGAGTTCAGATTTCTGGCAAGTTCAGCCATACCGTGGGCCATACGATTGTATGTATCCCTGAGGTAGTACAACTCAGCCGGGGTCCAATGGGTAGCAATATCTTTAGCTTTGATATCTATCCCAGCTTTCTCCATATCCTTTGCTAGCGATTGGACCTCTTTAATGGTAACATTTACTTCTTTCAGTTTGGTAGTGTCACCGTGGATTCCCTCGCCCATGGCAATAATTCTTGCCGCTTGGTCAGAGAATGGAGTAAGATCCATTGGGCCAGCACGATCCGGCCTTGGGGCAGCTTCTACTACCTTAAACTGTTTGCGACGGAAATTTCGTTCCTGACCGGTAAACCGGCTAACGGCCCTGTACCAACCATTCTTGGTACGACCGACTAGTTCAAATTCTTCACCTGTATGGGGGTAGGTTATCGTACTACCACGCTGGCCCGGTGCCTTTAATTGAATACCACCCTTCTCTAGCTCATCGAGTTCAAGAAGCTTTTGGGCTAAAGCTTGGGATTCCTCATCGGGAACTTGCTTTTCGGGTGTACGGGCAGTTGATTTCTGTACTGCAGACCGCTTACCGGTACCCTCCCCAGCGCCACCGGGGGTATAATCCCCCTCTTCAACAGCGGCCCAGAATTTAGCCGCATCTTCCTCGTATTCGAATCGGATAGAAGTAACATCTTGAGCACCGTCGCTCCAAGTCGTTACTTCTGACCGTTCTTTTGGTATACCGGCTTTTTCCAAAAAGTAATCAAAATCGTCCATTACATTTTGAGAAAAGTCAACTGATGCATCAGTATCGGTTAATTCTTCACCATGAAAAACGTTAAAGGTATTATCCTCGTCCCTTTCAATCTTAGCGGCAACGTCCACGATATCAGGACCTTCGCCTCGACCAATAGGACCTGTATCCTCTGGAAATGGGTCATTGGCTGCAATATCATCTGCCCGGCGACCAAGCATCTGTTCAATTGCATCCACATCAAGATCGCCATCTTTTGTTCGTGGCAGTTCAGCGATGTCCTCAAAACCAAGAAGCTTCATTGCTAAAGTTGGCAGATCATCTGGCTTGCCAGTAAGTGCGGATGCACGTTGCATGGCCTGGAGCATTTCGCCCAATTTATCGACCGGTAGATCAGCCATTTGACGACGAACTTCCTCGGCCTTAAATCCGTGAAGACGCATCATCATATCGTCAACTGCTTTTTGTACCTTATCTAAATGACGACCCACGCTATACCCGACAGGGCCAGCAAGAATAGCACCAGCACCAGCACCAATTCCCGTAGCAACACCGGCCTGCGCAAGATTAATCTCATCCCTAGCCCCTGCTTCTTTTTCAATGTTTTGTTTAACTAAGTCAAACCCACCAGCGAGTGTGCCACCTTCCGTGGCCCCAGCTACTGTTCCTTGTATCCCTAGTTGAATGGCCTTCTTAAGCTCTTGCTTGGCAAAAGCTTTAGCGGCACCTTTAGAGGCAAGACCACCAACACCCAGCCCAACATACGTGGTGGGGTCCATCAAGATGGCGTTAACTGCGGACATTCCCTCGAAGAAACCGCCATCTGAATGATCATACATGTTGATTAAGTTAAGAAAAGCTTTGGCCGATTGCGGATCATTCTTGGACAGTATATCCTTGGCCCAGGTAAGAGTAGATGCAACGTTCCAGTTGAACATCTGTACTTCACGTTTGGCCCAGAATGCTATGTCCTCGTCAGTTGGTGGTCCTTCGTAGATGTTAGGTGCACCTGGAGTTATACCGGGCCTAAATTCCGGCTCACCTTTAAATTTGTACAGCTGCTTGGCGTACTCGAGCCATTCCGGAGTACGCGTAATTTCATCGGTGGAGGGTGCTTTGTAATTCTCAGCCTTAGCTGCCTCCGGTGGCTGCCAAATATCGGGGTCCGGCTCCGGTCGATCCCCGCCTTCAGATATATCTCCGGCCTCATCGGGACGGTCTTCCTGGCCATCGGGACCGGTATCCGGTGGGGTAGTACCTACCCCTATCGGCTCGCCACCGGATATGGCCTGTAACATGCCACGTTCACCAGCGTCTTCGGTTTCTTGCGACCACATAAAGAGGTCTTGAACAGCGCGGTTGTCCATACGCCCATTGGGTACAGATTCGCGGAAAGCATCAAACTTCTCGCCCATACCTTGAGCGTCCATTTCTTTCTGCTGCTGTTCTTCCGCTTCTTTTAAGAGGTCGTCTAAGCTACTCATGCTTATTGCTCAAATTGCTGGTACAGTGGGTGGTCCTCTTCAAGCATCAAACGACCACCATTGGGAGGTTGCCCCTGCCCACGGTAATACGCCGAGAATCTGGCCGCCACTTGCTCAGCCTGTGCCCTGTCCATAGCCCCACCTTGTACCTGCTGTTGGACCCACAGCACGAAGCTTCTTTGCTGCTCCTTACTAAAGGCATAGGTACCGTCAGAGTTACGGGTCATGAAATTCTGTGCTTGAGGGAAAAACTCGATAAATTCTTGGTTTACGGGGTCCTCAAAGTTGTCCGATTTGAACGAGGATTTATTCTCGTTGAAAAACGCTATCGGGTCTGCGTCAACACCGAATTGATCCATATACTGCATCAGCGCTTGCTTAAACGCAGTAGCAGCCTCGACATTGGGCTGATCACCATACAACAACCCGGTCAAAGTTTCCTGGATGCCGGTATGTGCCTTGATCATTTGCCATGCATCATCGTACCCTTGGGCTTCAAGGGTACTCTTGACCTTAGTGTCAATGTCTTTGATCAGTTTGGCAGCATCTGTGCCCGATATTCCGGGTGGACGACCAGTTGGCTGACCTGTGGGGGTTAACCCCATAGCTTCCATCTGTATGGCTAATTTCAGATATTCTGCCTTCCCAGATACCGTATTCTTATTGCCAGTATACGGTAACTTAATGATCTCGTTGCGCCACCGGCTTAGGGTAAATTCATTTGAAGCACCGGACGACCCACCTGTGTTCAGCGCATTGTAGAGAATCATAGCTGTTTCGCGAGTTATATCATCATCTTCCAGGGCTACATTAACGTCCTGTACCGTCAAGGTATTTTCGAAGAATTGGCTTGTTAGCTCAGCGCCATTCGTCCTATGCTTCTCCGCACGTTGCTGCTCAAATCCGTTGATCATCTTGTCGCCCTGAGCATTGACAGTGCGCATGGTTTCAGGGGTCATGCGGTTACCATTGGTCCACATATCCTCTATAACCTGGTTCACTTGGTCAGCGCTGCTGGCTTTCATCAACTGATTTTGAACATCAATCTGATCCACTCTGGGTCCGATCGATTGTATCTGCTGGGATGCCCAAACCGGGTCGGCACCTTGAGCTACCTGACGTTCGATGATCTGCTTGGCTTGCTCCTCGCGTTCTTCTGTCGGCGCATCGGATGCCAATACCTGCTCTACGGCGGCTTGAGCCGTAGCCTGGTTGTGGGCACGAGCCTTAAGAATACTGGCCTTGGCGATAGCTTGTGAACCCGGTGCCACGTACCTTGTCATCATTTCTTCGACAAACTTGGCGCGCTGGGCCGGGTCCTTAATCTGCGCCGCGTGAGCGCTAACTATTTCTTGACTCTTAACAGCCCACCATTCGTCAGCAATTTCATGAGCGTATACGAATGGTTTACCTACCTCTCGAACATTACCGCTAGAGTCGGTTACGGTAAAATTGACCTCGTGAGGAATATCATCCGGAATCTCGCCAGTTTGCACAGCGCGAGCCGTTTCCAATTTGGCGCGGAGCAGGGATAATTCCTGAGCAGCAGTACCGGTTGCCTCGGACAATTCGGTATCGGCTCGATCTTTGACAAGGCTAGCGACAGATGTAACAACACCGCCGATAGCTTGCCCGAGAGCCTGATAGTTCGGGCGCGGCAGATTGCGGCCATGCATAGCACCGACTCCACCAACCTTGATCCCTGGAAGTTTCATCCTCTGAGCATACCGTAAGTCTGAACGCCACTGGACAGAGCGTTAAATGCGCCTGTCTGGGCGCGAAGCTGAGCTTCCTTCAAACCAAGTGATCTGGCGGTATTGGCGTATTCCCGCATCCAAGTAATCTCTTTTCTGAATTCGTCAGCCATCGTGTTAAGATAACCTTGGGCAGTAGACCCACCTGAGTGCAAAACGCCAGCATTCTCGCTGAATGCTTTGGTCGCGCCCTTGATCTGCCCCTGCTCAAATTCGCGGCGACGAATCTCCTCCATATTCGACTTCCAAGTAAGCTCAGCCGCCGCCTTGTCAATTTTCTTTTGTTTGCTGGAACCGAATAGCCCAGAAGCAAAAGAGGCTATTCCCATTGCAGCTGCTACCCATTCCATTATCGTTTCCTCGTACCGGTAAGCCGAGTGCTTCTTATCACTTCCGTTCTACCCTGAGAACCGTCAGCGTAAGCAGCTTCATCGAGCTTCTTGTCGTAAAGAGCTTCTAGGTCAACTAGAAGCTGCCTATTTTCAGTGAGCGTCATGCAAGTATCAGCCGCCATCCTTGCGGCTAGAGCGTGTACAAATCCTGGTGAAAATAGACCAGAATCTGTAACCTTCATTATAAATTCTGCCCAGATCGTGTTCTCCGGTGAAAGGATATACTTACCCTGCCTTTCCCATTGGGCAGGAGAAAGATCACCCGGAGTAACGCCTTGGCTACTAAGATTGGGTCTGTATACCCTATGTACACGAAGAACATTACTGGGTATCAGAAAACGGTTATCCCTTCCCCACGCTGGACCGGTTGCCAGTGCGGCCATCGTTTGACGTTCCAGAGCAAACGTCCAGGCAAAGTCGCCAAGTACCTTATCACGAGATAGCTCGTAATTAGCATTCATTACCTTGGCTTCGGTCTGATTATCGCCAAGAGAATTAATAAGGTCCTGCCCCATCCAAGAGAGGGCCAAATTCGCGATTTGTACTGGGTTTGCCATTAGACTTCCCTAGCCGCAACCTTACCAAAGATGGCCACGACCTCTGTAATTAGCGGTTTATCCTGGGTAATTACCAAATCACCTTTACCAGAGCCAAGCTCTGAGTAAGCAATATCGTCTGAAACAATAGGTTCACCCCTGCCCATTGGGGTAGCCGGGGTTCTATCTTTCGGCGGCTCTCCCTCGACGAGTGGTAGAGCCGAATTGTTCACACGCAGGTAGATTTGTGACCACCTGCGTTTTGTGACCTGCGCTGTGCCACGATTACCGACGCCTTCTACCGGCAGCAGTTGGAAAGAATTGTCAAATTTCAGACCGATATATGCTCTTGCACCCAAGGCCCAACTTTGAAATCCGGAGGCAACGCCTGCAACAACAGATATAGTGTCAGGGTGAATAGTCCAATAAGGGTCACCAGTATCATCATCTTGCTGCTCCACAACTACCGTAACCTGCTGATCGGTCAAATGATCAATATCAGATATGGTCCCGGCTTCAGATATTGAAGTGTACACATAGCTATCAAGAGCTACCACGGAATCCCGATCAAAGCTCATTTGTTCATGGACCGGTAATAAAGTTCCTGGGAATCCTACCCTATTGATAGTCAGCCACAGCTTACTGCCTGTTTCCGTGTCAACTGACGCTATGGACATAACCCTATTAGTTGACTGTGCACCAGAACCGTTGTACGCGGTTTCTAGCCTCCACCACCCTATAACTTCCTCAGGATAGAAGAACGTGCACATACCAATAGTGCCATCGGCCAATAGAAACGCAGCCTGATAACTTGGCTCGTCCATGAATGCCATCTGCCTCACCGGGACTCTAAATATGTCCTCAGCCAGTAGATTTAATTCATTACCATCCCAGCCGTAATTGGTGCCGCCTTCATCAGCAAACGTCCTTAATATACGTCTACTATTAGAAGTGTATACCATGGTACGTCCAACAACTACCGGCAAGACGCAATTCGATCCCCAATCCGTTTGTTTCGGGAATGCAAAATCATCGAATGCAATAACACCATCTACCGATGTACCTACAACCTCGGATATATCGGTATTGATTACCAATTCTTTACGGCTGGTCAGTGTTTGAATATTTCCTGCCGATGAAAGTGGAAAGAGTAGCGGATCATCCTTTGAGTCCGGGGCGGTATTACCAAAATCGGCATACGCACCAGACCTTGAAGCCCAGACTGTGGAAGGTTCTTGCGGAGTACCGCCAAGCCAGAGACGACCTTCGTGAAACGCGCATGCGCGAGGCCAATTACCGTCTACCCAGGTATTAGGTATCGGGTTTACGTAATCTGGATCGGCATCTAACCTACCAAATGTCCACCCAGACTCATTATCCAGTTTTAGTACGTATGTTGGTACTTCCTTGTGGGTAAATACCATGACGCCTTCACCAGGATCAAATGCCATGTTCAAGCATTCTAACTGAGCCGCGTCCCAAGGTGATGTAAATTCTACCGTTGTACCCGACCCACTGGGGTACTCAGATGTTAGGCTAATCCTACCTATATTACCAATAATGCCGCGAGCGGCAAACGGGATGGTGGGTTCTGTGTTGATATACACGAATCCAACACTGATGAACACTTTGCTGGCATTCGGGACAAAAAGGATTGTGTCCTCTTCCCATTGACCATTAACATTGATCGTGAAATCCTGGGACAGGACATCATTGCCACCCTGTGTCGTGCCAATGTCAACGCGCCACCGGTAATCTGCCTGGACCTTTGCAAAACCACCCACGTTCGCCAAACTGTCAGCATTAAGAAAGAACCGCCAGCGCGATTTAAAGGTAGCTTGTTGGGTTTCAAGCCCAGCGGGTATGCTAATGCCAGCAGACCCGGATTGCATAGCACCGGGCCTGAATCCTTGCGGCGAGGCATTTGGCCTATGGGGGCAGAAATAATTCCAAGTAACTTCTGGGGTACCGGGATTTACGGGACCCTCTAAGCCCAGTAAGATACCATAGACAAATGGGAAGCTACCGGAGCCAGAACCTACGATATTAGCATCCCTATTGAATACCCATTGGTCCAGGCTTGCTGATGCCCAATTAGCGTTGGGTATAAGATTACCGGTCTGACCGCCAATTACGCTCGAGCCGTTTTCCGCATCCTTGGCAACTATCTTACCTTCGCCAATTTCTATAAGTACATCAGTACCAAGGCCACGACGGAAGGTAAAGGTGCGGATACCGGCGTTGGAAAGACTACCGGATACCCAATTAGCCGGGTCCACCGTATTCAAGAATTTGGAGCCATTACGTAGACGGATTGGCCCCTGAACAATGGGCATCCAATTACGAGCTAGTGATAGCCCGCTCTTGTATACCTCTGAGCTTACTCGACCCCGGACACTTTGGGAAATCTCGCCAGCGGAAAAGGATTCTTGAATAGGGGATACACGTGGCACTAAATAAGATTCCCGCTAGTGGTCCAAAATGCGAACTCCCTGTCAGCAAGAGAGTTCTGGGTAAAGCCGTTAAGCCCCAACACCTGGAACCACATATCATTGATCGGGCCAGGAGTTGCCCCCTTCCCGATCAACATACTGCGCCACCTGTCCATTAAGGTATCGCCAGTTCCACCCTCCACCGCCAACCACAACATGAGAAGATCATTCACGTGGGGTGGACCGGCGGGGAATTGAGTGCGCAGCCTTTCGTACCGCGCATCAATAGTGTTGTTTAAGGCCATTTAGTCCTCGTCTTCATCATCCTCGGGTTCATCGTCACCGAGTTTTGCCTTGAGCGCCTCGTTCTCTTCTTTGAGACGATTATACTCAGGATTTGCTTCCATCTGTAACTGCCGTACTTCACGACCTTCCAGATGTGCACAGATTTTCTCAAGCGATTGAGGCTCGATGTTGAGCCTCTTTGAGATAATGTGCTGCGGCATACCCTCTTTCAACCAGTTCTTGATGCGATGGTATTGGCGTGTATTAGCCCCTACTCTCTGGCCCATGGAATTCTCCTTTTAGTTGATTTTTGCGACATCTTCCATGTAAAGTTCAAGAGCCTTCCTTATAATCGTGTCATACACGTGGCTGTTGAATGGGGGGTAGAAACCGCTGTCATAGGCGATAACTACCTGATCTTCCGTAAACGCTGGAAGATTGTTAAGCAGCGTATCGCTGCCAATGGTGACGTTACCCGGTGGAGTGGAAACACCCCAGGTAATAGAAGGCGCACCTAATTGCGGGTACCCGGCTTCGCGAAGTGCATCCGCAATAGAGCCAATAGCATTGATGCCGCGTAGCTGAATAGCATCGCGGACATTGGTTCCGATTGCGAGGATTACTTCACTGGTAGCGATACTGAGGGTTGCAGCGGCCTCAGTGGTAACGGTCATGTTTGCTTTGGCAGCGGCCCGATCAGGAATGATAATTTTATCCACTTCCGACTCCTTAAAAAAGGGGTCCCGATGTCGGGACCCCAACTCACACTTCGCCAGAAGTACGGGTTAAATCGTATCTGCCAGCTGGAGGTTGACGATATGCTCGTCCTCAACCCGAACGGCACCGATCGTCATGAAGGAGTAAATCCGCCATGCGAACGAAATCGAGGGGTCTTCCGCAACTCGCGAAGTGATATCCCGATCAACCATGAGGCCGATCGCCTTGCGAGTCATTGCAAAGCAATCGATGTCCGTTCCAGGCGCGGTGGGGTGATTCAGCCGCGTAGAAACGATCCATTCATAGCCCATCCAGTTCTGCACGTAACCGGTGGTCGTCAGGGGCCGCACAGCATTGAAGTCACCGCTGGTGGCTTCCGTCAGCTGCAAGAGTTTCCTTGCCTGAACCGGGCCGATAACCATGCACTTTGGCTCGTCCGGATCGATGTCATTGTCCAGGAACCTTTCGGTGACCTGAGTAATGATATCGTAGGTAAGGGGGGTGTCATACACGTCAACGGTGGCACCGAAGACTTTCTGACCGGCTGGGAAGGCATTGTTAGCACCATCCCCATCGAGCGCAGTACCCGTTGCTGCTGCGATGATTTCATCGTCGTAAGCTCGACGCATCGCGTAGCCTTGCGACTGTGCGATGTTCGAGTTGGGATCGATGATCATCTGCACAACGTCTTCCTGCTCAGTTGAGTCACCGACGTCGTACGTTGTGGGTACCGACACCCTACGGCTCCACGGCCAATCTTGGACCGGGGTTGCCTGGAGTCGAGTGGATTTCACCTGCGCTTCTGCTGAACCCAACCGTTCCCAGTTGTGGCGTTCAGAATTCGTGCCCCGCTCCATGACCTTACTGCGAAGGCGGGAGGGCATTTGCTGCGCAAGGTGCCGAAGGATCGATTCGTAAGTCTGTATAAAGACTTTGTCGACGGTATTGACCATTATTGGCTCCTACACAAAGTTAAGTTAAAGTTTGCGCTTGGAGCAACCCGGTAACCCGGACCCCTCAGCTTAGGCCGTTCGTGACCTCAACCGGAGGCAATAAAGGACCTTTGTGGCTACCCTCTATCGATCTCTTTTGCGAAGTATACCACACCCGGAGGCTCCTGTCAACCCCTCTCAAGCATACTCACATACAGTTCTGAATTCTCTTCCATGAGCTTGCACCACTTTTCTTGTTCTTTTTCGGGTCTTTCGGGGTCAAGCCTGCACACAAGAGGTCTGTTTTCGTATATAGCACACGCCATATTGTTCTCCTCTTGTAGGTGGATGCAGGCTTTGTCACCCCTGTCAAGTGCCGGAATTTTAAACCCAATGAACCGGCAGCAAGCTCCGCACCGCCAGCACTTAAAGGCCACCCGCCGCTGCTGCACGTCTCAAATCGACCACTTTCTGGATCATTTCCCTATGCTGAGGGTGAGACGCGTCCCAATATGGACCTGTGCGATCGGCCATGATTTCATTGGCTCTGGCCAACGCTTCTGCCGGAGGCAACCTGGTAGTGGATTCATCCTTGTCGAAGTTAATCCCTTCCTGGCCCAATTGCTTGCCGACGTTGTATATCCACTTGAGAGCCTCCGCCGGTAGTTTCCTGTCGGCGGCAAGCTCGAGCATCTCCTTAGGGGCACCAGTACCCTTGAGTACCGAATCTACGAGTTCCAGGTTGTCCTCGTAGACAATGCCCCATTCTTGTTTTAGCGCCCTTATACCCCCTGTCAATGCAGCGGCATTCTCTTCTTCCCTGCTTTGGGCAAAACCGCCGACAGCTTCCAGTATGGCCTTGTACTGGGATTTCGTTAACCCCTGCTCATGAGCGAGCTTGGCGAAGTCAGCCATTTGCGTTGCGTCGACGTTATCCGGGTGTTCATACCCGGTTGGTTCTTCCGGCCAGCCCATACGCTTGTAGAAAGCCTGCAAAGTTTCTGGCTTATCTGGATCAGGTGTGGGTACAAGACCCGGCACCTTCTCCATGAGCTTAGCCTCGAAGGCTTTTCTTGCGTCCTCACCAGCATCAGGGCCTGGAATCCGGATGGATTGCCCGATCATCTGCTGACTGTCAATGAACTGCTTTGCAAGACCCTCGATATCCTTGACATCTTGTAGAGTCTTATGCTCCCGCAATTCCTCGGAAAGGCTATCCCTCCAATTCGGTTCTTCTGGCATTGTCT